GCAATCATTAAAAATTACACCACTATTAGTGGGGAAGCGTTCCAAGATGCGTCAGGGTTAACGTCAGTTACTATTCCTGCAAGTGTCACCAGTATTGGAGACAATGCGTTCTCAGGGGCGACAGGTTTGACTACCGTAACATTTGTAACCGGTTCTACCCTAGAGACGATTGGACAAGGTGCGTTCCAATATACACGGTTAGAGTCTATTACAATTCCTGCAAATGTCACCAGTATGGGAGAGGGTGTGTTCCGAAATGCAATAAATTTGACGAATGTAACATTTGCTGGCGATGCATTCAATACGATTGCAGCTTACGCATTTAGTAAAACAATGTTGAATTCTATTACTATTCCTACGAGCGTCACCACTATTGGAGGTAGTGCGTTCCAAGATACAAGTTTGAATTCTATTACTATTCCTTCTGGTGTCACCACTATTGGAACAGATGCGTTTTTAGGTGCTGCGCTTTTGCAAACGATTAATGTGGATGATGCAAATAGTAATTACTTATCTGATGTTAATGGTGTATTATTTAATAAATTTAATAATAACTATTCGTCATTGATTAAATACCCAGAGGGTAACACGGATACTTCTTATAATATTCCAAATAGTGTCACTACTATTGTTAATAATTCGTTCATTAATACAGATATATCTTTGGTTTACGCTTATCCAACACTTGTTTCACGTTATCCTTGGACCGATGGTCAACCTAATATGATTGGCAATAAAGAAGGTATAACTGTTATAGAAAAAGCAATTAGTATAACATTAACTAATAATACAATTGATGAAAATAGAGCATCTGGATTTACGATTGGTTCATTTACATCAACTCTTAATAGTGGTGAAAATGGAACTTATACATATGAATTGACAAATAATGCAGGTGATAAAGTAGCCATATCTGATAGTAGCCTGAATACGGGACCAACTATAATTGACTATGAAACTGACAATTCATTTACTATTATTGTAAAAAGTACATATGGTCATATAAGTTCCAGCCAAACATTTATAATTGACGTTGCTAACATCAACGATGCCGCTACCGATTTTACCATTAATACAAACACCGTTTCTGATAATGAAGAAGCAGGAACAACGATTGGTACATTTTCTGTAACTGACCAAGATAGTACAGGCGTGTACACATACACATTATTAAACCACAATGACGTATTTGAAATCACTGGTAATACACTGAAAACTAATGCGACATTAGATTATTTTACAAAATCATCCTATGATGTGAGTATTAACTTAAATGATTATAATAATAATGGGTCTGACCTAAGTTTTAATATAATTAAAAGTTTTACGATTAATATTATTAGTAGTGAAGTAACATTAGCTACAAATGCAGATACTGGTGTGACAACAGCAACATTTGATGGTAGCGGCATTGAAACATTAACGAATGGAACAAATAAGTTACAAGGGGCAACTGTTGCAATCATTAAAAATTACACCGGGGGTATTGAAGCAAGTGCGTTCCAAGATGCATCAGGTTTAACGTCAGTTACTATTCAAGAGAATGTCGCAAGTATTGGAGATAGTGCGTTCCAAGATGCGTCAGGGTTAACGTCAGTTACGATTGGCAATAATGTAACAGGGATTGACACAAATTCGTTCTCAGGGGCGGCAAGTTTGACTACGATTATTGTTACTGATGATAATAGTACTTACTCTGCGGTTGATGGTGTATTATTTAATGATGACTATACGTTATTGATTAAATATCCAGATGGTAAATTGGATACTTTTAATGATAACGTACCAATAATTACAATTCCTTCTGATACATCAGAAATATCTATACCACCGCCTGAACAAGGTCTTTTGGGTAATGTGGGTGACAACGATATAGTAAAAAGTCTAAAACGTACCGTATATATGGCAGAATTATTCGCTAAAAATCCTGAATTAGCAACCACTTCTGCTAAGATAATCATGGCGACAGCCGATTTGTTGGGGTCTAGTTCGGTAATAACAAAATCTAAAATGGTTATACGCAAGGCCTCTAATACAGATGAACCACAAAATACCTCACAATTAGAAGCGGATGAAGCCATTTATGTGTATATGGCTGAAGGCGATTACACAGTATTAAATACAAGTGCCGGAAAAATAAAAATACAAAGGATAAACCCTACACAATACTCTATATACGAAAATTATATAGGTACGACTACACCGATAACAAAAACGATGAGCACCGGACAGTTCAGTAAATATGGCACTTTTTCATATGTAGTAGGCAGTGTAAGTGGTCAAATAATACCAGCAAATCTAACTACATTTTCTACAGCTACTGATATTAGTTATGTAGATATCTCTGGTGCACTTACTAGTGAAGATTTACCATTTCAGGTAGCTGATATAACAAGAGTTGCTATAGGAAATACAGTAACCAGTATTGGTGCTAGTGCGTTCTATGATGCATCAGCATTGTCTACAGTCACATTTGAAGAGGGGTCCACATTAGCCAGCATTGGTGCTAGTGCGTTCTCAAATACTTCGGGGTTGACTTCTATTAATATTCCTAATTCAGTCACTACTATTGGAGAGGATGCGTTCAAATGGTCAGATTTGACTTCTATTAATATTCCTAATTCTGTTACCAGTATTGGGGAGGGTGCGTTCTACCAGGCGGAAAATTTGACTACCGTAACATTTGAAAAAAAATCTCAATTAACCGCTCTTGCAGATGATACGTTCTATGGTGCAACAAGTTTGACTTCTATTACTATTCCTAGAAGTGTTACTAGTTTGGGAGAATATTTATTCTATAATACAGAGAGTTTGACCACAGTAACAATTGAAATTGGTTCTTTATTAACAGACATTGACAGTTATATATTCATTAACTCTGGTGTAACAACGGTTTATGCTCCTCAGAATGTAATTTCAGGTCAAGGTTGGACGGTGGGAACAGGAAACACAATTGGTGATAAAGGTGGTATTTTAGTTATATTGTTAGGTATACCAGTAGCTGTAAATCTAAATCTAAATCTAAATCCCCAACCAATTCCAAGAATGGATTCGGGAATGCGTATACGTATGCTACGAATGAATGCCAATAATTTAGGTAAGGTAAATAAAAGTAGAGGAAACGAGGAAACTGGAACTGTAATACACAATAATATAAATTCACGCCTTCAAATGGTTAGAAATAGAGGAAATACTGTTCCAAAAAAAGTAACGAATAGACCAACTTGTAACTAATATGTAGGTTTTGCTGAATATTGATTGTTCTGTATTTTGATAAACAAAAAATAAAAAACATGTAATTGTTGTTTTTTATTTTTTTTACGTTTTTATGTTTTTTATTTTGTTTTTACAAATCTAACAAATAACCGCCTTTTTATATTTGGGATAAGCTTTAGCATTGGGACTGGGACTGGGACTGGGGTTAGATGTTGAGCAAGGTTCAGAAGAATTAGCATCGTATTTACGTTTCTTGAAATTCAACGCAAACATTAATTTCGATGGGTGGAGTGCATTCACATACTCAATAAAGTCATTCGTGTGCAAACTTTCCCCGTTGCCACGAAGTTCGGTGCGATATTTGTAATGAATAGCGTTAATATGTTGCCTATATTCGTAGCCAATATCTTTAAACTCTGCCTTCTTAGTAACATTTAGTTGAATGTAAAGTCTATTTAACTCCTGTGTATATTCAACAATTTTTTGCAAGAAACCATCAAACACCTCTTTATATTCAGGAAATACATGAATAAATTCTTGCACCTTTTTGTCTTGACGAAGAGACAAATAATGATGCTCTAACTTGGGTTGATTTCCACGAAGAGTGCGCATATATTCATACACTGGGTTGCGCAACTTTGTATGCCTACCTGTTTTTTCGTTTTTGATAATATAACCCATCAGAATAATATTATTTTGCATATTGTATTCAAAGACATTACACTCCTCTTTGTCAATGAAATTATATCTTTCGTGTAAATCGTCCCAATCAAATATTCCATCACCATCAAACAATGTAGGTCTATTTATTTTAGCGTGGGATAACATAGTCGTTTCACAAGTGGAAGGAACTTTATTTATAGTAAAAGTATTTCCAGGATTAGAAACAATCTCATACACACCAATAATATATAGGGAATTCGTGCGAATTGTATTCACAATCTTGTTATCGGTGTGCTTAATTACAAAATTATAACACAAATTTTTATTAAGTTTTGAAAGGTCTAGATCAGATTGTTTCGCGCAATCAATAAATAATTTTGCAAATGAAGCAGTAGTTGCACCACCATCATATGACTTGTAGAATGAATTTTTAGCACCAACAGAAGCTCTAGTGCTAATATTCCATCCAGCATTGTCAGCATTATCGCTACCAATTAACTCTTCTAATTCAGGGACATATAAATTATCCGAAGTTTTGTCATAAAATAGCGACACCATTGTACCTTCCACAAATTCTTCAACAACACAATCCGCTGCGGGGTTTTCCTCCATAAAAAGTTCCATCTCAACGGAACGGGGGATTGCATAACTGATGACATCGTCATTTTTATTGGTAATCACCGATTTATAATCACTATAATAATTGCCATTCTCCTCCGATTTATCTAAATTTTCTTTTTTATAGCGAATCTGTGTATACATTTTCTCTTTACGCGAACCAAGAACACTGTGTACTTTCACAATGTCACCTCCTGCGTTGTATCTAATAAAATCTTTGGGGCAAATCATAGTTGTATTCATCTTATACGAATATATTTAATTAATGCTAATAATGGAATGTATATATCTTATTTCAATTTATTTTAATTTATTGTAATTTATTGTAATTGTCCCTCTAATTTCGCAATATATATTTAAAATCGGTTGTAATAAAGCCATTAAATGCGGAACTCGCAGCAGTAGTATATGCACCAAAATTTTCAACATAAACCCATTCGCCAATCGATAATTCAGGCAACATAGTTCCGTCGGATATCAAATCAATACTGTCACAAGTGGGTCCAAATATTTTACTTTTATATAGTTTTTGTTCATTCCTTTTATTAAATGGTAAAATTGTTGGTATTTTATGGTCAAAAAAAATACAATTAAACGAACCATACACGCCATCATTTAGGTAATATACTCGTGTTTCTTCACTTTCTTTTGTATCATCGTTCATTACAACCTCTCGTTTTTTACCAATCACATTTAATATTAATGTATGAGATTTTTCAACAAAATACCGCCCTGGTTCTGATATAAAATGAATTTTATTTTCTGTAATTTCGCTACTAAAAAAATCGTGTTGTGCCTTATTTATTGTGTCTGCGATATGTTCGATATTCACTGGGTCGTTATCTAAATAAATCCCAGGAAAACCACCACCAATATCTATAATATGAATATTCATATTGTGTTTAATAGCTATATCATACGCATATCGGCATGTTTGAATAGCCGTATAATAACTTTCAACACTTTTACAACCACTACCAACGTGAAAACTAAATCCAACTAATTGTAATTTTAATATATTCAATATGTTAATTAAAAATTCTATATTTTCAAATTTACAACCAAATTTACAGTTAAATTTACATACACTTTTACTATCATCCACTGCTAATCGTAATATTAATTTCGCGTATGGATGATATAATTTGATTTTATATAGTTCATCTTCACAATCAAACGTCATCAAATCCACCTCATTTGCGCGAGCGTATTTAATTTGCGAGGACATTTTACACGGGTTCGCGAATATAATTTTATTGGGGTCATTCGTCAGCTCAAGTATTGATTTAATTTCATTTTCAGACGCACAATCAAAATAAGTACCCAGACAATTTAAAACTGTTAATAATACAGGGTTTGGATTGCATTTTACAGCGTAATATGGTTTAATGTTTGGGAAGCAGGTTGTCCATTTTTCATACGCTGTTATGATTTCCCCGATGTCGATTATATAAAAGGGTTGTTCATTTTGGTTGTTTTTTATGAAATCATTAATTATATCATATGTTGTATGCTCGTTACTATATAATTTTACATTATATTTTTCTAATAATTGATTATCTATACTCATAATAATAATATCTATATATTGAAATTTTTATATACAAATACAAATATATATTACATCTTCATTTGTGTATTCGATTGTGTAATATAATTGGTCAAAACAATAAAACAACAAAACAATAAAACAACAAAACAATAAAACAATAAAATAATAAAACAATAAAACAACAAAACAATAAAACAATAAAACAATAAAACAATAAAACAATAAAACAATAAAACAATGTAAGGGACAATTTGTTGTGATATATGTTCGCAAATGTGTAAATTTTCAAAGATGTAAATTTTTTATTTATATTTGAAGATAAATTTCTATTTACATTATATAGTAGTATAATAATAATGGAAAGAAATTCAATATCATTAAATCTCGGAGATATAATTCAATTAACGTCCCCATCAAATGATAGTTTGCATAATAAATTATTTTTAATTACTTATATAGATGGAAAACGGTTGGAACTACGTGATGAATTTACCATTGAAAATTTAAATATTATTGATGGCGAATTTAGCGATAAATCAATTAAAGGAATTGAAATTATACACCGGTCTGAAAGTAAAGGGTATGCAGAAATAAATGGGTTAGTTGAAGGAAAATGGATAAACATATATTTTAAAGGAGATGTGCCATTTATTGTTGTTGGAGAAATAGTAAGTAAAGAGCGTGATATGATAGAAATAAAATTACACCCAGACGAAAGTTATATTTATTTAGACTTTGAATATTCTGGATTAAAAGAGGAATATAATATTGATAAAATAGAACTGAGAGAAAAACCAAAAACATTAACAACGAAACAAAATGATGGATTAAACATTTATGAAGTTACAAGAACTGGCGAAGAAGATATTGAAGAAAAACAGCAACCGATTAATGGGGAAAATAATGGGGAAATAAACGAAAATTTATCAGTTGAACACGCAAATAATATGAATGAACCTCACGATGGAGAACCTCACGTTGAACAAGGCGAACACTCAAATGTAGAATTTGATGACCTATTAGATAATAATACTTTGGGGGAGGATTTGGGATTTGTTGAAACAACCTCTAAGGTACCGCCAAAAGAAATGCGGTATGGGTTGAAAATGCAATTGGATGATTTAATTGGCAGTGTTATCAACAGTATCGAATTAAAAAAACGAACCCCTATGGTACACAAGGAAGTACAAGTATACGTTGAACGTGTAACATTACTTAGGGAACAATTTTCGAATTTTGATAAAAATGGTAATATTAGTAATATCTTAAAAAAATCATCAAATACTATCATATCTGATAACATTTTAGATAATAATAACGCACAACCATTATGGTTATATTATGGAGGGGTGATGCAGAGGAAAATATATGATAATAATACCGATGGTGGTATGTTTGTAAATTCTAATATTATAACGGACGTAAATAATTATTTAAGGTATAGTAATGAGTATCAAACAACAAGAGAGCAAAAATTTAGAACGTATATTGACGATGTGATTAATCCTTATATATCATCTGATGATGAATTCGCGTTTAGTATATTCAATTCAAAACACGATATTAATACAATCGCTAACAATAACGGTAATTTATCACGAACAGATGCCACCGGGACAAATGTATTTAATACATTAGACAGACATTTAAGTGGCGAAACAGTTACTTTTGATAGTTACATTACATTACCTGTAAAACTGTTTTCAATACAATATGTGAATTCACCTAATATAAACATAATGACAAAAATAATAGAATCGGGTAAAAGAAAATTAATAAGCAATATTTTTAATGACACTAATAATAATATCATATTTAAAGGGAATAAGAAAAAGGTGGATGAAACAAATTTAAACCAATATAAACACCACATTAAATCGGGAAAGCAAGAAGATTTGAAAGAATTATTACAACGTGACCTACCAGTAACAAGTAAATTAATACATATGAACCATATTACTAAAGATTCAGAGAGGACCACATTAAGTGTTAACAATACGATAAATGAATTAGTAAAATATACTATCAATCACGATAATATTAGCTATGATGATTATATTTCAATTAAAAATATAATATATTCTATCAAACGCGACTTTTTTTCATTTTTTAATAAACATAAGAGGATTTATAATAATATTTCCAGTTTAAATCAAGACCGTTATTCCGACATTTTTCAGAAAAACACGTTCTATAATTATATATTTGATAAACGAAAAGGTACACAAGAAGAAAATGATTTATTAACCGATTTATTAGTTAAAACGTATTTGCGTGAACAACTGATACGGTTTGATGGTATAGATGGAACAAATAACACTAATAAACGGCAACTACTGCAAGAAGAACCAAAGGAACTTGATATAGATGAAAATTGGAAAAAAATGTATAAAAAAAAACACCCAAACTCTAGTAATAAAGATTATTATAATGCATTCGTTATATTCTTAGATAAAGGCCTTATTGTTAAACCTGAAGATATTGCAACGTATTCTAAAAATGACGACACTACATCCGAATTTATTGAAAGACAATTTACAAATTCATCCTTTATTACACACGCGAATAGTATAGACAATTTAAGATTTCTAACACATTTAATATCATATGGAAACGCTTCACTTGTGAATGACAATTTTGAAAGTATGATGGAAAATTACAAAACATATTTAGGTTCTTTGAATGGTAATAATGAAAATGGCAATTCTGTAAATTATGGTTCGGGTAAATGTGAGATAAATATTAAATTGTCGAAGAAATATATTTCGGAAGAAGAATTAGAAGACGATAATGATAAGGACATACAATATGATAAAGAATTTGATGATACATATTATGACGCTATGCATATTTATGCGGATGAAAAGAAAAATATGACAAATGAACAATTCGAAACGTATTTGTCCGAAAAAATGAAGGAAGTACACAACTTGGATGAAGATGGTGCGCTTGATATGGCAAAAACAATTATAAATGGTAAAAGGATGATTAGCAATGGTGATTATGCATTATTAGAACTATATGATGATGAATTAGTTTCTATCAGAATATACAAAAGAATAAATAGAAGATGGGTATTAGACGAGGAGGCAACATCACAACATATGAATAATTTCTCTCTACTTATGGATGGGAATAGATGTCCACAAACAATTGATTGTGGTTACGATGGCAACATTTCATCTAATGGTTCTGATTGTTTATCTACCCGAGAGAAAAGAGAGAAAATAAACAAGGTATTTGTCGATCAAATGATACTGGAATTTAAACATGTTTATTCCAAAAAGGAGACAGAACTCAAATTATTGATCTCTCATATGGGAGAGAAATTGAGAAGACAACAAGTGTTGAATAATAAATTATTATATAAATATTCGGACAAAGCAAACCGAATATCTAATTTCTATAACTTTCAAGATATGTCTATTATTAGCCCGCTTCATTCGATGCGTGACCAAATATTAGGGAATGAAGATTTTGCAACCAAACAACAAGAGATTATTATGTTTGTTAATAAATTCCTTAGGAAACCAAATAGTTCTAATTCTGACGCTATTTCGGAAAATAAATATATGTTATATTGCAAAGACACAAACCAGGCAATTTTGCCATTATTTCTATATGAATTGGCGAACGCGTTTGTAGGCCAGGGTGGAAACTATACCAGAGAATTAGAGAGAATAAAAAATACACAAGGCGAATTAAGCGATGATGGTGGTTTTTGGGTTGATGCAAAATCTGGGTCTGGTTATAAAATATGCGATATTGATTATAGTTTTGATGAAGGGTATACTGAGGGTGGTTCTAAAATCACTACTCACGCAGTATTGGAACCCGAGGAACCAACAGATGATGACGAATTTGAATTATCTGTTTCCGAATTAGAAAATTACGAAGAATTTAAAAACAAATTAATTGAAACTACTTCAAAGGACAAAGATGATAATGTTATGTTTACTTCAACAGATGCAAATGATATATATACATTATTGTCGAAAAGTGAAAATTTCACAGGTATTATATTAGAAAATAAAGTTGAAATTGTCATTAAAATACTTAACTTTTACAACAGAAGTCCTGCATTGCAAGAAAAAGCAGAGATTGCGAAAGTTGTTTTATCTATGGCTGCCATTGTAATAAATATTCAATTGCAAATATTTGATATTTCGGTAATTAGATACTCGGGGTCGTGTATTCCATTTATATTTGGGTTCCCACTATACGATGAAACGAATATGAAAACGGTTGAATTTGTTGTATGTGTCTTTAAAGAGTTGAAGTTGAATGAACTTATTAATTCTATGAAAGTTGAAGAAGTTGTTACTACTTTAAAACCATATATTGTAAAATTAGCTAGGGGGGAATTTAAAAGCGATATAAACCGATTTTTATCAGAGAGAAAAACTGCTGTTGAAAAACAAGTTGATGTTCAATATAAAGGGTCATTCAATTATAAATTGTTTATGCCATATCAAGGTAATATTAAATTACCATCATACAACCCATTATCTACCAAAATTAAAGAACCGTACATGTCATTTGAAAATAGAATGATTGCTACATCAAAAATAATTGAGTTATCCTATTATATCCTATATGAAATGCACAATACTGTTTCAAAGGAAGAATTACATTTTATTGGAAATAAAATACATAAAAATAATACTTGTTGTATGTCTAATCATTCAACTGTTGATGCGTATTTCCGTGAAAATAATAGGTCATATGATTCATACATTGACCAATCACGAGAAATTAATAATATGTTAAATACTACACGGTTAAATAGTAAACCGAATTGTTATTATTCGAATGAAAATACACGTAAATTTGTACCAAATCCGCCTAATAGTTATGATACTATACTACTTAATGATGCCGTTCATACATATAGACAGAAATACATTGAACAAAATATTATAGATGATGATGATAATGATGATGATGATGATGATGATGATGATAATAATAATAATAATAATAATAATAATAATAATAATGTATCACTCAATAATGAAGACAATGGAAATAAGATGTTCCAACCAGAGAAAATAGATACAACGTATATTCATAAAAAAAATATTGTTAAAATGGACACCCATATTAATATGTCTTTATGCGAAACATTACAGCGTAGAATGCAAGATAGAATTGATTGCCAATTACAGGATAAAGACAAAGACAAATACAAAGACAAAGATGACGACGAAGACAAAATAGCTATGTGTGTAAAGGAAGATTTAACACCTAAATTTGAAAATTTTGTTGATAAATTACATGAACTGATAAAGGATATACCTTGTGAAGGTTCCCCAGAATTAGAAGATAAATTTAAATCCAAAATTTCTAAAATGGAAAGTTATATTTTCAATCAAATACAAAAAATGAAAGATAGTATTACGAAAAATTTACAAACATTACCAAATGTCAAAGGGAGAAGGAAAACATCACAAAAATATGATATGTTCTTTGATAATTTAAAAACTATCTTTTTAAATTGGAGTAAGAATAAATCGGATTCTAACCCAATACAATTAGTGAATACGTTCAAAATAATAATAAATATTATTAAAATAAAATCCTTTAAGAATTTTACTGAAACCGTAGAGGTAGTTAATAACCCATATGTTGTTCCTAAACATTGGGGATTATATAAAAATGATGCTATCATTTTATCGGATTTTAATAAAAAAATGGATACATTACATAATGTTAATTCTATTACCCAAGAAATGTTTCATAAAATTAATATTCCATTAAATGAACATATATCTTGGATCAACTCATTCTCTTTGCCTAAAGATTTAAAACATATGGAAATTTATATTTATATTTACAGTATCTTATATTTGCTATATATAATTCAAGAAAACATTGATACCATTACAAATGCGGATTGCAAACTGAATTCCAAAATATTTCTAAATAGTTTAATTGAACGACTATTAATTGAATTTAAGAACCAAACGATTAATTTTGAACAAATTATGGATAAAACGTTACGTTCTAAAGAAAGGGAAAAAGACCAGATGACAGCAAAGTTAAAGGGTATGAATGATGATGAAGGAGAAGTGGATGAATTTTTGAGATTACATAAATTAGGAAAATGGGGCAAGGGTCTACAGAAAAGTTTATTTGTGTATGATGCTCGCACACAAGAAGAAGAAAGAAAGCAATTTACTGGCCAAGAACAAGAAGAGCAGGAACAAGAAGAGCAGGAACAAGAAGAGGCAGATTTATCAAATTTAGGCGAAGATGGAGAAGATTTAAGCGAGGAATAAATTTATTATATTTAAAATTTTATTATATTTAAAATCTTCAAATGTAATATATATATAGATATAGCACTTATATGTCCAATTTTATTTATGTAATGAAACAACAAAAGGTGGGTGTAACCATTATTATTTATTTGTTAATTATGTTTAGTTTAATTTACACCAAACCTTCCTTCCTATTTAACCCCGATGATAGTATTAAACCATTTGGAGTTGGGTATCAAACAAAATCTATATTATCGCTCCCAATCATTTCTATTTTAGTCGGTATACTATCATATATGTTTGTTCTACATTTCTTGAATTATAGTAATGCTAAATTTTAGATATAGAACAAATATAGAACAAATAAATATTCATAATATATAATTATATATTATGAGTTATGGAGCTAATTTAGTAGAACCAGGTGTGCAATTCTTTTTTAGACAGTCGCTTAAAAAATGTCACGAATTCAAAGAAAAATACTACAACATTTATTACAATATTTTTGTCACTATTTCCATCTTTGTTGTAGTTGGATTATTTCTTAGATATAAGTATAAAGGCAAACTTACTAAGGAAGAGGAAGAAATAAAAGACCGAAAAAAACAAGAATATATTTTATCCAAAATTAAAAATTACCAAGCAACACAAAAAGTAAATAGAAATACAATCACAAACTTACCTGCTTTTAACAATGAATATGAAACAATTGCTAGACGTCTGTACAATCAATAATTTTTGGATATTTTTGGATATTTTTGGATAATATATATATATAAATATTCACATTATATATATAAATTATATTATGAGTATGATTACGAATATCCTTAGCAAATTACTTGGCGAAACATTGTTGAGTTTTTACCCTATAATTGTCAAGAAAATAAATTTGGATTTAATATTACAATTATGGAGTAGATACTTTTCATATGTTATTTTTTCTGCATTATTTATCGACTGGGGGTTTGTATATAAATCAATAAGGTCGTTTGATGGATTGATGCTGTCGGTTATTACGCTTATACACGTTTATACTTCATATCGTAGTTTTCAGTTATTAGATAGCGGGATTGCAACCACTATCTTTTATTTATACCCAATTATAATATTATTGTTATCGGGAACTTATTTTTCCCCTATTCTTTTTGTTTCATTATTTGGTGTTTATCTGATTGCAAATGACATCAATGGTTCATCACAATCAGATAATACAAATAGTGAAAATACAAACGCGGAATTAGACGAACTCTTGCACAAATATGGAGCAAATGGTCGGGCAAATATATTTAAGGATGGTAAGAATTTAAAAGAACATTATTGGAATGAAGGAATTATTACCGCATTACTTGCTGCATTCACAGAAGCAGTTATATTTTATTTAATCCGGAATATAAAAACGAATAATAATTGGAACCATCTATTTTTATCATATTTTATTGGGGCAATCGTACTTACATTTTTCTTATGGGAAAAAATAAGCAAAACTACCTTATATAGTGGTATGTCGTTGTCCTTAGGGTTAAATTCATTTATAGGACTAATCGGATATTATTTAAGGTTCTATTCAATTTCTAGGTTGGATACATATACATATGCTATATTATCTTACTTTGGGATTGTTATGTCATATATTTACGGCGTCGTTCTAAATAACGAGGTTATTACTTTACAAAAACTATTTGGCACACTATGTATTATTAGCGCGAATATATATACAATATTTAGATGATAACCATTCGTCAATAATTAGTCAATAATTAGTCAATAATTAGTCAATAATTAGTCAATAATTAGTCAATCGTATACGATGTGTAAGGGTTGTTTGAAAATTTAATGGAAGACACATTTGGACATTCCGACCCGATTTTTAATGTTATATATTCTTTCATTTCATTCATATTACCATATGTTAGTACAATATTATCATAATATAATTTAAACACTCCAATCTGCTCTAATATATCCACTTTGGATATTATCAAAATATTCACACCAGATACATTTATTGCATATATTAATTTATTCAAATTCAACCAGTTCACTTTTCGACGCCGTTTTGTTGTTACACCATATTCTTCTCCCACCTCTCCAATTTTATGTAATTCTACGTTGTCTAATAATTCATCGGGGAAAAATGGGTCAATCCCAGAACGAGTATCATATATTTTAACTGCACCATATATATCATCAATCAACTTTGGACTAAACCCCAAACTACACGCACTATACGGCAATGTAACACTCGACGTTGTATAAGGATAATTTCCTTCGTTTATGTCTAACCAAAAACCTTGCGCCCCTTCGCATAGTACGTTTCCATATAATTCCCCATTCCATAAATATTCTTTCAATTCAGGTATATCTTTTACTTGTAACCCAACCCTTCTATATTTATCACTATAACAAGGTGCTATTCCGCGTTTAGTTGTTCCTTGCTCTTTATTTAATTCATTTATATCTTGCTCAATATGCTCATCTGTTACAATATGAGCGTTTGGACTAATTTTTATAAGGTCTGTATTAAACCCATTGGTGTTCAAATAATCCACTTCTTCAAAAAAACTTTTGATATTTACAACACAATCTGGTCCTATAATTGATTTCACGCCATAAAATACACCACTTGGTATTAAGTGCGTCTTATATTTATTCTTTTTTACATACACTGTATGACCGGCGTTATTCCCACCATTCCAACGACATACAAAATCATACGCATTACTTTTTGCTAATTGCGACACTATCTTTCCTTTTGCTTCATCCCCCCACGCCAAACCACAACAAATATCAACCTTCTTTATAGCAGTTACACTCATTCTTATTATAGATATATCTATTATAAATATATCTATATGTGTTATTATTAAATTAAAATTTATATATATATATTAGTAAATAGTTATGTTGATTGATGAACGTACAAAAAAAGCGATTAATAAATTCTATGAATATAAATCAAATTACGAACAAGAACGCCAGGATAAAATTGACAAAATTCATAAAAAATACGCTGATAATAATGGGGAAATTCAAAAACAACTGGCTAAATTTAAGCAACCCTGTATATATTGCAAACGTAGTGTAAATACACAATTTATTAAAAAAGGCAACCGTTTAATTATTATGTGTGGCGACAAAAATATGCCGTGCCCCGATAAATTAGAAATTGTTATTCCGAATTTTATCCATATTAATGATGGTATTCAACAATATAATAAATCATTAGAGGAATTAAGACAAAAGATTATTAAAATACGAGCAGACCTTACATATGAATTCATTGACGAAGAAGAAGCAATCAACGAATTTCAAAATTTGAATGATGAATTCAATACCGATTCTGAATTTTATACAGGGTTACTTTTATATAAAGGGAATATTGAGGAAAATAAAGAACGCGAACATATGATGATTTCTAAAATTAGCGAAATTAATAGATTAAAACAAGCAAGCTCTCAATTATTACAAAAATACGCTAAAACACATACACAACAACTTTTGCAAGATTATATTGAACTTATTAAATGTAAAGTTTTTCCGCAAAAACAACAATTGCATAATTTAAGATATAGTTTTCAAGAAATCATAAGTAGAGAAATTAATACTGGTGAAGAAAGAGCTGGGACAATTGAATATAAATTATTTCAACGACCTAATTTATTTGAATTGTACCAGCATATTTGGGCGAGTATTGAAGATCCAACGGTTTTGCAGAATGGCAAAAAAAAAGATAGTGTTAATAGTTTTATTGTTGAAGATAGTGAAGAAACAAAACGTAATCAAAATAATGAGGAAGATGATGATGGGGCTGAGGATGATGATGGGGCTAATAATAATAATAATGCGGATGGTCTTGCTAATAATAATAATAATAATAATAATGATAATAATGATGATAATAATAGTAATAATAATAATGGGGATTTAGAAGAAGTTGTTATTGATGAAGGGAACATTGCACCACAAAATGAAGTAATTGAATTACGACCTAAGACAAATGAATACGAAACTGATAGTGATGACGATAATTATGGGAATGGGAACGATGATGATGAAGAAGAAGATTAAGAAGAAGATTAAGAAGAAAAAAATATTATTTACACCCCCCCCGTTAATTTATATTACTGACAAATTTATATTATACGTTAAATATATTATAAATATGTTAAGTAGATTTTGTGATATGATTGATTTAAAACTTTTTTTATTTAGTTTTTTTATTGGTATATTATTTGTTTATACCCTGGGTGCTGACCGAAAAACGGTGTATATGTACCCTTCCCCTAATACATACAAAGATATTGTTATTCAAGATGATGTTGGTAATTGCTTTAAATATGACCAAAAAAAGTTATCTTGTGAAAAAAATAAAGATAAAATAACTTCTTTCCCAGTTCAATACGAATCTACCGAAAAAGAAAGAGAAGAAGATAAAACACAAAATAAAATTCTTGGTATTTTTTAAATATCAAATGTTTTGTCCAATCCAATCCAATCCAATCCAATCCAAATCATACAATTTTCATAATACATTTTAATTCACTTGTATTATGAAATTATTTACACATTTTACAATTATTTAACGTCTTTTGCGTGATGCTTTTTTCCCTTTCTTTCCTTTGTTCTTTTTCATTGTTCTTTTTACTTTTTTCATCCTTTTCGTTTTCTTACTCTTTTTACTCTTTTTACTACTTCTTTTTCTTGTTTGTTTTCTTTTACCGCCCCTGTAACTCCCAGTGATATTCATTGTATCGCCATTTCCATCTTCGGTACGACCGCTCTTTTTCATTGCGCTAGTGATTTCTCCAAAAACCTGGTTATTCTTATTTTTTTCATCCGGATCTTCTTCATTTGAACCGGGGTTATAATTTCTATTACGTTCATTATTACTCATATTCATTCTTTCTAGTTCTTGCATTCCTATTCGTTCTGGGAAGGCACTGGGGAATGCTTGTGTTGGTACATAAGTATTTATAGTTTTGGTAATAAATACCTCGTATGCTTCAGCATCCTTGCCTAAATTGGGTACTAAATTCCTACGTCTCAAAATATTGTATATCTCCAACCTTGCTGCGTGAATTTCTTCTATATACTGGTTGTATTCTGTTATTATCTCTTGTGCTCTCTTAAAATGATCACTTCCTTTTAATGAAAGCACATATATCGTTAACGCTTTAATAATTGGAGGGATACGGTTATATTTAAACCTTTGAGACATATATATTCCGCCGTGTTCAGTTGCATCCGTATCCATTTTACCTAGTTGAAGTGTTATCATACTGCGTGCACTCAGTGCCTCACCCGGATCCAGGGGAATTAGAGGTAATATTTCTGCTAGATCTTTTTTTACCAGGTCCATAGTATTTCTTGTCATTATATTAGCATTTCTCATAAGTTCTGCAATTTGATTTAGAAGTGGCCCGGGGTTTTGGCCTTTTGTTAACATCACGGTATATTCTATAGATAGTTGTTTCATCAAAAAATCGCGACCTTTGACTATATCTATTTGATATTGCAGCTCACGGTTGCTGTCTGCTTGACTAGCAATCATCCTCCCTGCGTATGCCATCTTTAACATTTTTACTATTTCATTTTTCAGCTCGAGACGAGTAATACCTACATTGTGTAGATTAGTAGCATCAAAAGGATCAAATGCAAGAGCTACCACGTTATGAATAACATCTAGATCTTCCATTTCTAGTTCTACATCATCACTAGAGCCATCAATATCAGAACCCAGCACTATTGGAGCATAACCAAACGCATTGCGTAGTGCATTTATTACTGCCAATTGTCCGGCATTTGCTGTATTTTTAAGGTACTCTATAAGTCGTTTTGATTTTGGTTGCGAAGCTTCCATAGCTAAATCTCTAAAATCTTTAAGCGCAATAATCTTTGCTCTGAGAGTGTGGAAATCGCCACCGTGTTCTATTTTATCTATAATAATATCTGCCCGATCATCAAATGTGCCCTCTTGCGCACCTTGAACCAGTAATTCAAGTTCCTCAATTTCTTCGGCTACTGTCTTTAAATGTCCATTAAATGTTCCGACCAAGTACATTTTGTCGCTGTATAAATCTATTTTATATGTAGCAACCTTTGCGGCATCAACCAAGTCACCTGCTTTTTCACCTACTTTATGTGCAGCAACCTTTGCGGCATCAACCAAGTCACCTGCTTTTTCACCTACTTTATGTGCAGCAATCTTTGCGGCATCAACCAAGTCACCTGCAGCAACCTTTGCGGCATCAACCAAGTCACCTGCTTTTTCACCTGCTGTTTCACTTACTTTTTCTATATAATCAACAAGAATGACTGTTAGAAAATGTGTTGAAGCTGTTGCTGCTGCTGTTGTCTTTTGTAATAACGTTGTTGACATAATTGTATATAATTATATAAATATAAAATAAATAAATTATGTGAATATATTAATATATTTATATATAATAATATATCATAATGGCATCTACGAGAAATAAAAATAGCGCAGAGAATTACGCTTCTCAGCAAAAACGCATTACCAATATTCATACGAATATATTAGATACAAATTATACATACAATAATCAATCTTTCCTACCTGACTTTGGCTTAAACCCCGCACAAATGCCTAGAAATTCAATTGCACCGAATAGTGTGGATTTAGAATCATCATTACGTGGTATTGGTGCAACGAATTTGATAAATCCAACAGTACCAGTCCCTCTTCAAAATATACATATGCCTACTATTCGGTTTTTTGATAGAAATGAATTAATTATGCCTAAAGATTTAGCAATAGAAGGAAATCAACGTCCGTTAAAGTAAAAATATAATATATGTAATTTTTATAATAACTATATATATTAATGGCTTTTACAAGATTTAAATATGATAAATCACGAGTTGATAAACAATTAACAGAAGAAACATTTACAGCACGGTATATGTTAAATACCCCAGGGAATGGAACAGCAATGCCATTTCAGGAAGACCCACATACAAGATTACAAATGTGGGGTGCAAATTTTGCAGGAAATGCATTAGATGTGGAAAACGATTTGATGGGAATTACACGTCCATTAAACAGAGATTGTCTTAAGGACGAATATAAAAAAAAATCTACACCTATACAAACATTACATTATTCAACAACACCCTCCCATGTTTCTCAATCGCGTGTTGAAACACCTGCGTGGGAAGTTCGCAGTGTAATGCCCGACCGTGGCAACTTTCTATTTTATAATCCTCAAGAACATGTTGACCGCGAATTTCAAAATAATCTAAATACACGTATGATACAAAAAGATATGTATAAACATGGCAACCATTTAACGCGAGTTAGTGGAGGCAATGAAACAAATTGAATTGCTAATTGGTAATTGGTGTTGTGAATATTAGAATTATCATTGTGGTTTAATTTTAAAAATAAAATATTTTTATTCATTATTTATGAATGAATAAAAATACAAATGTGTCTAAGCGTAAAGCAAAGGACAAATCCAAGCACAAATCCAAGCACAAATATGATGAATTTGGAAATATAATTACAGAAAAAAACACATACATAAGGGGGTTAATTAAGCGAATTCCGAACATACGCAATTCTATTGTGTTAAATAAATGGTTTTTTTCATTGATAATACTTATTATCATTTATTGGTCATATATAGAAACAATTAAAAGCAATAATTTAAATTTCTATAAAACTACATACATTACGTCTATTACATACATTCTACATTTTTATTGGTTATTTACTTGTTTAATAATAACTGCAATGTGGGGGTGGTACGCGCATTATTTAAGTCATCATATAAGTTGCAATGATTATTTGGAAACATTGCGCATTCCTAAAAATGATTTTCTTCATTTTATAGCAACGTATGTTTATGATTTCCACGATATAATTCATCATAATAGCGCCATAAATAAAAAGTGGATAAATTTACTCATAGAATTTATCTCTAATTTCTGGTACGAAGGTATATTCTATGTTTTTATTTTATGGATATTTAATCTACACCATTTAATTTATATTAAAATACCTCTATTGTGGGGTTTAACATACGCTAGTTCTCATTGTATAAATTATACTATATTAGAACCTTTGTGTCATGTACAGCACCATAAAAATCCATATACCAACTTTGGATTAGACACCATCGATGTTATCATGAATACAAAATATGATATTGATTGTTTGGAAGATTTTAATCATACTGGTTTCAATATGTTGGTTTTATTTTTACTCATTGAGCATCTTTATCCGTGATGCCATCAAGTGTGTGTTTAACCAACGAATTTTGTTTAACCAATGTATATCTAAAATTATCACTAAACACAATATAGTATTCATTCGTTAATTTAAATGTTTTAAACTCGCTATCCATAATTGATATTTCATATTGTGTATCTTGTGTTATATTAATGTTATGTGTTCTCTTCATAAGGAAATGTAAATGCTCATATATTAAAATGTTCGAATTGGTATAATAAAAATTAATAGGACTGGCAAGCGATAAAACATACGAAGTTTCATCGTTATCTTCGCCCAATGTGACTTCAATATTTAAAAAATATTTATCAGTACTTATTTTACACTTTTCATAATCGTCCAAGTTAGTGCATACTTTTCCAGTTCTCTTATTTTCACTATTTTCAATCAAAATTTGTATATCATAATCAATATTTTCGTCATTATTATCATTATTATCATTTGTTAATAATTCATTATTTTTATAATAAAATATCTCCATATTATTTGTTGTAATAAACTTTCTTTTAATTAATGTAATTTTACTTTCAAAAAAACTAAACAAATAAATGAAAAAATATAGTATTTTACATAACTGGGTTTGAAAAAAAACGAGCATTAATGTATATATTATATGTATTATATACATTAATTAAGTATTATTTAAGTATTATTAGAATTCAAAGTTGTTTGGGAATTCAAATTTGTTTAATTATAAATGTAACCGTTGCAAATAATATTCCTCCCCAAATAATATCCACGATTGACATAAATATACTCCATTTATTAAATATAGCAAGGTTTGTAAAATCAAAAATTCCATAAACGAGCATTCCTAAAATACCAGCTGTCTTAACCGATTCTTTTTTAAAAATGATAAAATATTGTATAACAGTTGCAATACATAGGTAACATAAAATTGCCGCGTAAATTTTTAAATCTATGTTTGCAAATTGTATACTACGAACTAAATCATTAAATTTGCCTTTCATTGCAAATAAATAAATCGCATCTACAATAAGAAGTAATCCAAACGTAAGTAATATTCCTTTTAATAATTTCAACATATATTTAATATATATATTATTTAAAACTTTTTTAGATAAATTAAATATATCATAATAAAATTATATATTTAATCCAATGTATATATATAAATAAATGCCTAATACAGCAACCAATAAAAAACGTTGCCCAAATGGAACGCGCAAAAATAAAAAGACGGGAAATTGTGAAAGTGTATTATATAATACATGCGCCATATGTTTAGACCGAATATCGTCAGGACAAGTGAAAACCAAATGTAAACATCAATTTCATAAAGGGTGTTTGATTGGATGGTGTAAGAGCAATCGCGATAGACCAACTTGCCCCATATGTCGTAGTTCTATACCAGATACGTGTAAAAAAATAATGCCTTTTGATAGTCGGGAAGTATTCCGATATACAAATCTAGGTGGTGTTGGTGCTGATCAAACAAGAAAAAAATACTCAATTGAACAACTTGATAAAATTATTCATAATCCAAAATTCGATGTAAATGTGAAAATGGAAGCGTGGAACCGCAGTATATTGTATGAACTTACACATAACTATTATTGCAATAGTTCTTTAAAACCATTTGTAGAATATTTATTAAAACATAAGGATATTATAGTGAGTAATGATTTAGTCACTTCACTTATCGCAACAAAAAATACGGATATGCTTGCGTTATTTAAGAAACATAAAAAAATACCAAAGGCGCTAAAAGGATTAATATAATATTGACTTATAAGAATTATTTATTTTTATTAATCAAATACTGCAACACTATTTTTGAATGTGCCCACTTGTGAACCAATATCTTCGTCATCTTCAATACTATAAATAATTCCATTATCTAGGTCGGTAACATAATATGATTTTCCGTTTATTTCATGTTCAAATACTTCTTCCTCAACTTCTTCTTCCTCCTCCTCTTCTTCCTCTACAACAACTTCTTCCTCTTCTTCTTCCTCCTCCTCCTCTTCTTCTTCCTCCTCTTCTTCTTCCTCCTCTTCTTCTTCCTCTTCTTCCTCTTCTTCCTCTACTACAACTTCTTCCTCTTCTTCTTCCTCTACCACAACTTCTTCCTCTACTACAACTTCTTCCTCTTCCTCTTCCTCTTCCTCCTCTTCCTTCTCTTCTTCTTCCTCTTCCTCCTCATCAGTTTGACCATCCACTTCCTCTTCTTCTACTACGACTTCTTCTTCCCCATCAGTTTGACCCTCTTCTTCTTCCTCTTCTTCCTCTTCTTCTACTACAACTTCTTCTTCCTCGTTGTTCGTATTGACACTTACCGATTTATAATATTCTAATTCTTCTTCAGAAAATTTGATTTCTTCCTCATCATCCTCATCATCCTCATCATCCTCATCATCCTCAATAACAATTACTTCATTTTTATCTTCATCTTCCTCCTCCTCTTCATCGTCTGTAAAATCATCACATAACCATCCATCTAATTTCATATCATTTTTATTTAATTCATAACATGATAAACATAAACAACAATCTTCGTCACTCGATGGAGATAATTTTTTTGTTAAAATATATACATTTTCTTTATAGCAATTAATATCAATTGAACATTTTTCACATTTTTCAAACATAGACTTGGGATGGTTTCTATTACTAATAACGACATTATCATTATCATTTTCAATATTAATAATTTCAATTTCATCTTCCTCATCCTCGTCCTCGTCCTCATCCGATTCGTTGTCTAAATCAATAATAACATTTGTTTTATCTAAATCAAAACATCTTTCATCTCCACAAATATCAATATTTTCACATTCTTTTTCCTCAATATTAATTGTAATTTGTTTCTGTGATTTCTGTGATTTCTGTGATTTCTGTGATTTCTGTGATTTCTGTGATTTTTTATATTGTTCTAATTCCTTTGTTAATTCAGCAACTCTCCTTTTATAAAATTGTACAATTGGAAGTGTTTCAATAACTTCCATATTTATCCTACATTCTTCATATCTTTCATCCTTCTCGTTTTTAATCTGCGTGGCAAATTTAGAAACTACCCCTTTTATTTCATGAACACATGTATCTAAATTCATTGAACCCAAACTCATTATTTTTAATATATTAAATTCTATATGTTTAATATATTTCAATTTATAAATTATAAGTTTTAAGTTTTAACTTTTTACTTTTTACTTTTTACTTTTTACCTCTATTGCGTCTGGTAGATGCACCTTTTCTTCCGCGTTTGGCAGTTGAACCCATTTTAACTGGTTTGTTAGCATCACCTTTTCTGAACGCCTTAAATGTTCCTTTCTTGGGTTTGAAACCAGCCTTTTCAAGTCGTTTATCTCTTTTTGCGGATTTGTGCTTAGACGCGGAAACAATACGTCCATTCTTATTTTGGAATAGACCACTTTTTTTTAATCCACCTGTAGTTTCGTATGCAGTTCCGTGCATAACCTGAGCGCGACTACCTTGAACCATGTCGAATTTCTTACCCTTAATTAAATATTTACCATCTGAACCTTTGCTGAAACGAGCCATTATAATATAATACAATATTATATTTCAAATAAATTAAAATTTATTTTTTGGAGGAACAATTATAGCTGGTGTTTGACTTACAAACGTATTGCAACCCCGTCCTTCATTCCTAATATTTTTGTGGGCAATGTGTATTTTACATGAAGCATTGAAATATGTATTATTATTACGCTCAAAAATCACTTTGGGGGGACAGAATATACAACCAGCGTATGGTACGCTTAATACATTAATACTGACAGTAGCAACTATTGACTCTGTGTTATTTGGTGGTGGGGCATAAAGATAATAACTAAAACTGTCACCTCCATAAAAATGATAATTGGGTTCATATACAAATGTCTGACCTCCCGTTTTAGTTAAACTGCCATTTTTTACATTATTCACAAAAACAAACGATAAATCGTTTATAGTTCCCTCATCAATATAGTTATTTAAACTAAATGTTATTTTTTCATTCTCATTTGTCTGTATTTTTAAATCAAATACTTGTGGAGTAAAAATCTCTTCCAATATTGTTATATTTATTTTTCCTAAATTTGAGCTTAAATCCTCATCCATCACGTAGTATTGTAAGCTATCTATTCCATAATAGTCTGGATCAGGAATGTAGTTTAATATATTGTTACTAAATGTAGCACTACCATATTCAGGTTGATTATATATGTGATACGTAATTGTACTATCTGAACTATCAATATCTTGATATGTTATTAGGTGACTAAATCCCTCACTATTTTCAAATATTGTTTTTGAAATATCATATACAATTGGTGGGTCATTCACTTCAAAAACCTGTATATTTACTGTCGATACGTTAGATACCAATTGTGTATCACTAATACTGTTATCACTAATACTGTATGTAAAACTTACATCTCCAAAAAAATTGTTAGCAGGTGTATATAAAATTGCGAGTTTGTTACCGACAATATTTGTTAAAACCCCTGAATTTGGGTGGGATACAATAATATAGGATAAATCATTTATGGGTGTATCAATATCATTGTAAGAAAAGTCTACTTGAATACTAGTATCTTCATTTGTAGAAATATCAACACTATACGATATTGGGACATCATTTACAGGACTAATATTTATAAGTACTGTTACATATTTAACCTTTTGTTCTCCATCTTCAATGTCAGTATAGTTTTCTTCATATATAAAACCATCTGTATCATTGGAATTACTTAATGGGGTAAAATATACATAAGGGTAATTAAAAATAAAACCACCACGCGTTTTTTCTACAATATAAATAGATGAATCAGTCTCACTTTGTATCTTTATATTCAATGATGTATCTTCAAACGTTTTGTATCTCTGTACTGAATTTGCAGCCGATATATATTCGGCATATGTTAACAAGTCGGATGGAATAATTAATCCTGCAATCTCGGTCAACTTTGCAACACTTGTTGTAGCAACTACAAGTGGTTCGTAATCGTGTCTTTTCGTTAATTCTTGCAAATCACCTAAATAAACAACTTTTTTTGAATTATCATAAACATAATAATTTATTATATCATTTTCATTAAACGAACCGTAAAAAAGAGTAGATAAATTATTTGAAACAAATAAATTTTGAATATTATTACCGTAAAATGCGTGAAATTCAACAATGTTCAAATCTTTGGGGAGAACTAATGAAGTTATTTGTGAAAATCTAAAAGCACCGTATCTAATCGTAAGAAGCGAAATTGGTAATTTTAATAATTTTAAATTTTTATATACAAACGCACTAGAAGGTAATAACATTTTATTACCTTCGCTATAAAAATGAGTTTTGGAATTAAATAAACCACCTATACTAGTAATACTTGTGGGGATTTCAAGAGTGTCACTATCAATAAAGTAGTCTTTACCGTTATATGTAATTTTACTAACATTTGTGAAATAAAATGCGGAATCCCCAATAGTATCAACCCCATTTCCAAATATAATAGAATGTAAATTTGATGCATTTCTAAATGCGGCAGTTCTTATATTATCTATTTTATGTTCAAAGACTACTATATTTATAGTATCATCATTCATAAATGTGGATGAACCAATTGTATCAACCTCTGCTAGAAAACCTAGTTCTACATTTCCTGACGAATCAACCGTCTTGGTGCTATATTGGAGTTTATTTTCGGTCGTAATAGTAATACCAACAATGGTTATATTTACAGTTTTAATACTGCTACTGGCACCGTTATACGTATAATAATAAAGAAACGTTTCAGACCCAGAAAAATTTCTTGGGCCAGTGTATATACATTTATTTTGGTCTATCTCAAGTGTCTCAATATTGCCAGTCGGTTCTATAGCATAAAATTGTACGGTTCCAGTCCTAGTTAAATGAATATAATCACTTTCACTCATTAAAGGTATTTCATAATTGAATGAATTTCTCTTTAATGTTACATCAATATCATCTATATTTTTTATAACGATAACACTGTCTTTCCCATAAACATTATTTACATTAGACCCACTAGTCCATCCTTGTTCGCTAATTAATGTCGAAGGGGCGAAAATATATTCTAACCCTGAATTTAGGAACACATTCGTTCCAATACTAGTGACGCTACTGGGAATAGCAATGACATTTAACGTTGTTACATCTCGGAACGCACTGGTTCTAATCGTTTCTAGGTTAGAACCCGCTTCAAATGTTACGGTAGTCAAACTACTCGCGTATTGGAACGCACTGTTTCCAATACTGGTAATAGTATTAGGAATATAAATAGAAATCAAACTGGTCGCACTCAAGAACGCATTATCCGCAATAGTGGTAAAAGTGTTGGGGATTATAACATTTACTTTATTAGTTAAAGCATTATAATTTGCACTGGTATAAGACATTAATATATATAATATATTATGAAAATATTGTATTATGTACGATTTAACATAAAATTGAAATAATATAAAAGTAAAATGTTTAGTAATAAATATTAACTAAAATGTCTAAGGGACTAGCTCAACAATATCAGAAGAAAACGGATAAGCAACATATTCTGGATAACCCCGATACGTATATTGGGTCAATCGAGAATGTAAATCAAGAATGTTATATCTATGATAATATTGAAAATAAGATTGTTTCAAAGGAAATGGAATATATATCTGGATTGTATAAATTATTTGATGAGGGAATTGTCAATTGTCGTGATCATGTTATTAGAATGGACCAAAAAATATTGAATGAACCCGATATGAAACATTATCCAGTTACTAAATTAGATATTGAAATCAATGAGGATGGCACAATTAGTATGCTAAATGATGGAAATGGGATCGATATTGAAAAACACCCTGAATACGATATTTGGATACCCGAAATGGTATTTGGTCATCTGAGAACGTCCACAAATTATGATAAAACAGAAAAAAAAATTGTAGGGGGTAAGAATGGGTTTGGGTTTAAACTAGTATTAATTTGGTCTACAATTGGAAGTATAGAAACGGTAGACCACGTAAGAAAACTGAAATATACTCAACAATTTGAGAACAATTTGGACATTATAAATAAACCAACGATTACAAAATGTAGCGCAAAACCATATACAAAAATTACATTTAAACCGGACTATAAAAGGTTTGGTATTGATAATCTGACAAATGATATGAAACAATTATTTATAAAACGTGTATATGATATTGCGTCTGCAACAAAGAAAAGTTTAAAAGTTACCTGTAACAAGACTGTATTAAATGTGAAAAATTTCCAGCAATATATTGATTTGTATATTGGGTCAAAGGATGAACACGAACGTGTATATGAAGAAGTAAATGATCGTTGGCATTATGCTGTATGTATGAGCCCAACATTTGAATATAACCATATTAGTTTTGTAAACGGTATTTATACATCTAAGGGTGGTAAACACGTTGAATATCTAACAAACCAAATAACGAAAAAAATGATTACTTATATAGAGAAAAAAAGGAAAATAACGGTGAATGCGAATGCGATTAAAGAACAGTTGATGGTATTTATACGTTGTGATATTGAAAATCCATCATTTGATAGTCAAACAAAAGATTATATGAATACTCCTTCCAATAAATTTGGTTCTAGTTGTACTATTTCGGATAAATGTATTGATAAAATTGCTAAAATGGGGGTTGCTGATTCTGCGTGTGCAATAAGTGAAATAAAAGATACCAAGGCAGCTAAGAAGACAGATGGAAATAAAGCAAAAAATATACGTGGAATACCTAAACTAATTGATGCCAACTGGGCAGGTACTTCGAAATCGACTGAATGTACTATTATATTTTGCGAGGGTGATTCAGCAAAAGCCGGTATTGTATCTGGGTTATCTTCTGAAGACCGAAATATTTACGGTGTATATCCGATGAAAGGAAAAATTCTCAATGTTCGCGGCGAGTTAACAAAAAAAATAGCTGAAAACAAGGAGATTATTGAGATAAAAAAAATATTAGGTCTAGAAACAAACAAGGTTTACACACACGATAATTTTAAAAAGTTGCGGTATGGAAAGGTATTATTTATGACAGACCAAGATTTAGATGGTTCCCATATAAAGGGGTTGTGTATTAATTTATTCCAATGTCAGTGGACACAGTTATCCCAAATAAATAATTTCATTGGTTTTATGAATACACCAATCTTAAAGGCGAAAAAGAATTCAACCACTAAATTGTTTTATAATGAAGGCGAATATGTGAATTGGAAAAGCAGGATAACCGATTTAGGTAGTTGGAAAATTAAATATTACAAGGGTCTTGGAACAAGTACAGGGGTTGAATTTCAGGAATATTTTAAAAATAAAAAGATAGTATATTTTAACTACGAAAATCCCGACTGCGATGATGCAATCGATATGGTATTTAATAAAAAGAGGGCAGATGATAGAAAGGTGTGGTTGGGGAATTATGACCGCGAAAATCATTTAGATACAAATGTATCAAGTATAAATTTTAACGATTTTGTTCAGAAGGAAATGATCCATTATTCGAAATATGATTGTGACCGGTCAATACCAAATATAATGGATGGTCTTAAAATCAGTTTAAGAAAAATCTTATATAGTGCAATCAAAAAAAACTTAACAACCCAAGAAATTAAAGTTGCGCAATTTTCAGGTTATGTTTCCGAACATTCTGGTTATCACCACGGCGAAGCAAGTCTTAATGCCGCAATTGTGGGACTAGCTCAAAATTTTGTCGGTTCAAATAATATCAACTTGTTTTCACCAAATGGTCAGTTTGGAACTCGCTTACAGGGTGGAAAGGATTCGGCATCAGAAAGGTATATATTTACAGTGTTAAATAAGATAACCAGAACAATATATAATCCAGATGACGATGCTGTTTTAAAATATTTAGATGATGATGGTCAAATGGTTGAACCGATTTATTACGCACCAATTATTCCGATGCTATTAGTAAATGGTTCAAAAGGTATTGGAACTGGTTTTAGCACAGAAATACCTTGTTATAACCCAGTTGAATTAATTAAATATATAAGAAATAAATTGGATAATAATATCGAAGAATGCGCTTCAATGACATTTACACCGTATTATGAAGGATTTAAAGGTATTATCCAGGAACAATGTCCATCAAAATATTTGGTATGCGGTAAGTACAATGTAATCTCTAATGATAAGATACGAGTAACTGAATTACCTGTCGGTTATTGGACGGAAGACTTCAAACAACACCTTGATAACTTAACCGCGAATGTTGACAAAAATGGGAAAAAAATAACGCCTGTTATTAAAGAGATTGATGATATGAGTAAAACGACTGATATTGATATCGTGATTACATTCACTGATAATGACGTTATTAAAATTCTAGAAAGTAATACGTGCGATAATGGGTGCAATGGTATTGAAAAGTTACTGAAATTATATACTACTATTAGCACCACAAATATGCATATGTTTGACGCGAATGAAAAATTAAAGAAGTATCATAAAGTTAACGATATTATTGATGATTATTATGATGTTCGTTTGGAACTGTATAATACCCGCAAAAAACATATCATACAACAGTTGACAAATGAGTTGAATGTGTTATACAATAAACAACGTTATATTGGCGAGGTTTTAAATGATACACTCCTTCTAAAACAACGGAAAAAGGACGACATTATCGGTGATTTGACTACTCGTGGATATTCTAAAATAAATAATGATGATGATTATAAGTATCTGTTGAAGATGACGATGGACAGTGTTAGCGAAGAAAATGTGGAGAGAATGAATGAAGAATATACAAAGAAAAATGACGAATTAGAACGGGTAAAGGGTACAACTGTGGAGAATATGTGGCTATCTGAATTGGATATTCTAGTCAATGAATATAAAAAATATATTGTTGCCAGAAATAAGGTATAAATGTTAAATTTTGCGTGGTGCGTTGATTTAGGAATGAACAAAACCTGATATTTTTTATTTTCGTCGGTGTAATATGTGATATTTTCTCTCTTATTTCTCTCTGGTTTTGTGAAATCAACATTTTTATTATAATCCATGTATCTGATACATGGATTATAAATATTTCAACCTTTTCGTTTTTGTAGTTTAGAGAGAAAGAGAGAAATAAGAGAGAAAATTACAACAGATCATTTCAAACGCCGATTATTCATTTAATAATGATTATTTTTTGCATACTATAATATATAATGTCAAAACCAAAAATATTGTATTCTATATATGGAAATAGAATTATAATACGACTTAACCAACCACCTTTAGATAGGGATTTGATTGAGAGAAAAACAAATGAACTATTGATTCCCCTTTTAGATTTTGACAATGGGGCACGTCGGCTTCCGCTGCTGCCGGATAAAACAGGCGAATTGAACCTTTTGATATATGTGGTTCCATACGCGTCGGTGAAGGCATTTGATGTAGAATTGGATACCCATCCGGATCAGGTGTTCGAACGCAAGAATAAGGAGAAGGAGAAGACAGATATTGACGAATTAGAGATGCTATTATCCGGAATGGATATTGGAACACTGGGTGGTGGTTATCGCAAATCTAATAAATCATCAAAAAGCAAGAAGTATAAGACGACTAAGAATAAGAAAAACAAAAAACCTACGAAACGTAAGAAGACTAAGAAAAATAAGAAAACTCGTAGATAAATATATAATTCAAAACTAACAAATATAAGAGAATAAGAGAATAAAATTGCAACAGAGCATTTCAAACGCCGATTATTCATCTAATAACATTAATGCCATAGCTGCGTAATTATGTAAATCAATCAGCGTATCTCTAATTCCTTCATCATTAATTAAATTTACCCCATTTTTTGTTATAGACATTGAACGTTGCAATTTATCTTCTATTCGCATCAAAACACCAATAACCCCATATTTCGCAAACGCATCTCCGTAATCAATATTTTTTTTAGTAAATAATTCGAATGCCTCTTTCTGAATTTTTTTCATTTGTTCTATTCTATCCATTGTATAGTAAATAATATTAAATATACTTTAATATTATTTTTACAAAAATATAATGGGATTGTAAAATTATTAATATCGTCCTCTGTTGTATTTTCGGTTATTATCAGTTGTTTTTACATAATAATGGTTATTTATCATTGACCCAATATCGGTTAATGAAACCAGTTTATTTGAATTAACAATCTTAGACGGCATCCATCGTTTAAATTTTGGTGTGTATATGCATTCCATATATACATATTTATTTAAATCTACATATTTATCTACATCTGTATTCTCAAAATCATCTTCATCATCACTTTCCTCCAAATAATCGAGATTATCATTCTCCCGAATATGTCTAAAAATGGAATTCATTTTTACGCTTGTTTTATAATCAGAAATATATGCATAATCCATAAAATGGTCTGATGAACCTTCATAATAACAATGCAATTTATAAATATCAAACTGTATTTCGGCGCGAACTTTAAAAACTGCTTTCAACTGATTAAAACCACCATCAAGCGTAGAATATGTTTTGGTTTTAGGGATAATACTATACGAACGACCATAGCGATTTAATGTTATCTGATGAACTGAATAGACAGTGTAAGGTAGATTATGAATGTAACTATACATATCTTCTTTATTACTAGTCATAAAAGGAAGTTGGAAAATAATATTGTTCCTCGTAAAACATTCGCTCTTCAACTCATTCTCCATAATATATTTTAAACTATCAAATTTGTCCTTGTTTTTCATTTTGTAAATATTCTTGTTTTTGTAATACAAAATATCCTCAATACAAAAAAAACGTATATTATCATAATTTACAATGGTTCCATAGAACAATGTATTGTAGGATAATGATGGGTCAAAAACGCAGGGCACAATTTCTGTACTTCTTATTTGATTATCATTATGCCTTGTAACCAACACACAAACACAACTTTCTTTAAAATAAGTAAACCACGCAAATACCTTTACACCATACGGGATTGACATATATATATCATAATTAGGAACTTTCGTATGATCCAATTTGTCATAAGAAAGTTCTACTCTAGGAAAACGTTTTTCTAATTCTGAAATAACAATACTTGATTTATCTTTAAATCTATTCATTATAACATATATACACTAATATCTTTATATCCATTTACAAATCAATTAGGCACTGTTCCTGCTGTAATTTTAAATCGTTATGTACCTTTTTATTATTTGGGTCATATGTTACCTTCCAATTTTTAATGTCAAAACTACTTTCGCCGTTATTTGTTTCAATAATTTTATATTTTTGTTTCCTATAAAACGCTTTTCGTTTTTGATATTGCCTTTGAAACACTTCGTGACTATCAACAATATCAATAACAACTGGTTGCGAATGTTTTACGCGTAATATTCTACCGACTGCTTGAATAATATCCGTTTTGGGGGTTGCTAATACTAATGTGGTTAATGTTTTAATATCTAAACCTTCTGATGCCATAGAATATGTAGCAATAATAACTTGTTTTGTTTCACTTATTTTCAAATCCGTTTCTTTCATCCCACCAACATAATACCCAACACTCCCATTTGCAATGTTACGATGACCAATTGCTTCATATAAATATTTTAGTAGTGATTTATTATGGCCCAATACAATTATTTGTTGTTTTGGGTTCTCTTGCAAAGTGTAATTTATATAATCTAATATGAATTCGCTTCTGTTATTATAATTACATAATTTGGTTATCATTGAACTATATTGTGGGTTTCCACGGAAGTCATATTTAATACTATTGAATTCGTCATCGTCCACCTTATATTGCAATGTTTTTATTAATACACTTTGTTCTGATGTATCGCGTTTTTCAACGTGTATAGTTTCGCCAAGAAACATTTTAAATACCTTACTTAATCCATCTTTACGCTCCATAGTCGCACTTAGTCCAAGAGTATATGGGGTAACTACTTTACATAACGAATTACTGAACACTTCCGCTCCCATATGGTGAACCTCGTCAATAATCATTAAACCAAAACACTTGAACAAATCTACATTATATTCCTTCATAGAAAGAGACTGTATCATAGCAATCACAATATCCTTTTGCTCTATATCTATTACCTTTCCTTGGAGTTTTCCTACACGGGCATCGGGCATAAATTCATTAATTCTTTCTATCCATTGGTTCATCAAAAACTCTTTATGAACTAATATGATTGTTTTAAGACGCATTTTGGAAATAATATCTATACCCATTACGGTATTATGAGTAACTGTAAAATCACCCAATACAAATCTTCTATTTCCATCTATTTCAAACCCATAATAGTCATCTACTTCTAATTTTTTTATAGTTATACCCGTATTTAATGCATCTTTTATCTGTCTTCTTGGCGATACCTTTTTTCTAGGACATTTAACAGGTATTTCATCTACCCCCTTTCCGTGAATATGTGTTCTATAATAGGTGCCCTCTCTTTTTTCACCCTTATACATACAACTTTTTTTACATTTGCTTTTATAAGCAGCGAAACCCAAAGACCTTGCTAGAAATATTATATCATCAAACAATTTCTCGTTTTTTTGAATAAGATCATAGCCGTTGAACGTTGCTGAACCATCTGAGTCAAGTATTCCCGCCAATAATTCGAGTTGGGTAGTTCTATCGTTACATTTATAATCATGCGGAATATGTTTATTTTGTATTAGATTATAATCACGCAAATAATCCATTAATTCATTTGGTTTACTTGCACCGCCCCCTTTTCCAAACGAATTAATACGATAATCATATTGGTCACCAGTATATTGTAAATACAACGATGGGTGTTTATTTTTGAAGCAATCCGCCGTTAAATATTTTAAAACATATGATTCTTGTGTTGATATAAGTGTCCCCTTTGACGCACCATCACCCAACCAATAACCTAATAAATATGGGTCTATTTTCACTTCTTTTTTTGGAAATACAATAGGAACTTTATATCCTTTTAACCATTCACGATGTGTTTTGCCCAATTTTAAATAGTCCAATACAGATATATCACGAACCGCATATTTTTTAATATTTTTACCTTTACTTGTAGTCCATTTTAATGATAAAATGTGACTTTCATTTACTGTATACGGGTCTCCTTTATGGGGGATTACTTCATACATTTGCTCTCTTCCTCGGGCAAGTGTTAAAACATTTCTGGGCGTAGAATCATCGCCCATAAGTATATCGCCTACTTTAACATCTTGAACCATTTTAATTGTCCCATCATACATCATAATAGGTGTGTTTATTCCGTTGCATTTGCCCATCCCCGTATCGATCTCAAGACAACCGCCACCATAATTGGTGCCATTTTTTTTAACATAATCTATATACTTACTAACAATTCTTGTTTGATAATCACGCAATGTACCATTAAACTTTGCATTTATTTCTTCGCCTTTAGGTAATCTACAATTCACATCTCCAAAATTACTAATTCCAAAAAACTTGGGTAAATAATAACGACTTGCTGATTCTCTATAAACCGGGAATGAAGTCGGTTTTTGCATTCCCATTGCTTTAGGGACAAATGGTTTCACATTTAATTCATTCTCAATATATTTAGCAGTTTCATTTGTAATTTCATCCTTGTATATTGTGTATCCCATTTGTCCAATATAATTTTTTGACATTATTAAATCAATATATGTTGTAATTATTATATCATTTAATAAAATCAATTTTAATGCTAAATTAAAAAAAAATCTATTAATAAGTATATACTATGGCAAAGAATTTGAAATTACCATTTACTAATTTAGAAACAGTCATATTTGTAATTTATGTCGCATTTTTAATAACATACAGAATTGATATTCCTGCATATATTGCAAATATGGTAGATACTTTATATGGCAATGTTTTTGTTATACTTGTATTTGGAACATTTTATATGTCTGTTAATCCTGTTGTAGGAATAGTTGGTCTTTTAGTTGCATACGAATTAATTAGACGTTCAAGCAATAATGCACGCATTGAAAAGGTAGTACAAGAATCAGCAAGTGAATCCCAAAAAATGCAGGATATGAAAGTTATGAACGAGGACCAACAAACAAATAACCCACCCACATTAGAGGAGGAAACGGTTGGTGAAATTAAAGATTTCGCTGTCGGTAAAGCGGTTGCATCAAATGTTGAACCGTTACTACACGATTTACATAATGCTACCAATATATAACTAATTTAATATAATACATTAATGTATTATATTAATATATTAATGAAAAATATATTATACCCAGTTGTAAAAATTACAGGAATTATTTATGCTGTTGTATTGTTCTCTATTTTTGGAATGATAAACGCAAAGATATTGGATTATAGTTTCATTAACGATGAAGATGATGACAAAGACAATCAACATACCCATATACGAAATTTATTAACAATATTAAAATTAACAATATGCGTTGCTATACTATGTTTCATTGGTAGAAATATAGTAGAACGAATTCCCTTTATCTTTGAAAATGTACATGGTTTCAACTATATGCGTCTTAAAGAAGTTAAGAGTGGTTCAATGTTGTTATTTTTTTCGGTAATGTTCTCATCAGCATATCGCAATATCATAAAAAAAATATAAATGTAAAATAATATCCTCCTCCCAAAAATATAATAAATTTAAAATTTTATTATATTTATATCATTGTTTTTATTTACATATTACAGAATAAGCATTATTATTAACGTTTTTCCAAATCACAATTTGATACAACTGTTGCAGTTGGTATTTCCAAATTAACACCAGTTTGAATATTCACATTAGTAGGTTCATTATCATTATCTGCAACTACTACTGCTTTGGGCGACCAACAACACACAGAGAACCAGCAACAACAAATATACGACATACAAATATCCATTTTACTTTCACATCCTTGATGAGTAATTACAGAACAGACAGGACACCATAATTTATAACAAAATTTGGGTGGGTCATCTTTGGTATTATCGCGACGTTTTCGTCTCCAAGCCCATATGGAAGTAATCGCAACAAATAAAAAAATGCCCACCACAGTAATACTAATTGCTGTGGGGTTAGGTTCACAACAATCCGAAAAATCCGATTCGTCCGAACAACACACCAACGCACCGTCAAACTCGCACCATTTATCCGATTTTTTTGCAAAAATCCCACATTCACCATCCCCTATCTTATCCAATCTACACTCGTTTGCGTTATCACATTTTTCATTACAATCACCATTATCATAATTGCATTCAGGACCACTGCAGAAATAATCACAGGTTCCGTCACCTAACTGTGAAGAAGAACAAAAAATATTACTACAATTTGGAGTAGCAGTATCATCATCGCAATCACCACCATCCCAATTACACGCAGCATTATTACACGCAGAATCACAGTAGCCATCTCCTGGCCAACCATCATAACATCCTGGCGCGCAAACAGCGTTGACCACGATGTTTTTTAACGGCAACGTTAGTAATAACAAAGTAGTCGCAATAATATTATACATTATATTATTTATACAATTATCTTTAAATAATATTAATAGTATATTTACGGATTTATTTACATTTTTTTCTTACCTGATGTAATGATTTTGTAACCCGAAAAAACAATACCACCTAGTAATAACCCACATATTATATTTTGTGCAGTTACTAAATTATTTATACGGTTCATTGTGTTGAAACCTTCTACTTTAACTTCTATATAAATATCATCATCTGAACGTTCGCTGAGTTGTTCGCCGGAAAAAAATAGGTTTGTACTTTGTTGTGCGGTATTTGTATCAACCGATATTTCTCTATTCAAAATAGATAAGTCAATATTTGATGGTATAATATTTTCAACTGTTGTGTGGAAACAAACAATATGTTCTTTTTTCTCATTTTTATAATAGAAATAAGGTTTTTGCGGGAGAATTGTATTTAAATTAAAAGGTTTTGATGTTAATTTAGGGGTTTTATAACATCCACCGTGTGAAGAAAATATATTACTAATCATGTTTGATGCTTCAGTCATTGTTGTGACTATACCGGTACTTTTCATAAAAGGAACACAAATCAATAGTTTTTCCGGAAGACCCCCAGATTGTTTGTGAGATATACATACTTCCATATCTGCCCTTTTGTTATTGAACATATGGAGGGAAGGACTATATATTCGTATTTCATTTTCATTATACCCCAAACCATTAAAAGAAACACTATGTGTTTGATTTAAATCATCCAGTTTGATTGATAAATATGTATTTTTTGGAATTTGTGTTTGTTGTGATTGTTCAGATGAAGGGTTAATTAGACTTTCTTGTTTTTTCATTATAACAAGAAGAAGTTCTTTAATTCTAACTACATTTCCCTTGTGGTCTATTAATTTAGCGTCATCTTTATCATTATATGTTTCTACTATTTCTGATTTAGGAGTATCTCTACCAAATGATTTCATATGGGTTTTAAATTCTGGGGTTCTTGTCCAACTATGTATTTTACCACCTATATTTTTTCCCAATGTGTTATTCATCCAATTACGAAGATCACTATTGGTGGTTATTGCGTTCAACCCAGGATAATTTAATCCATTTTTCGGGGTTAATATATCTAACTCGCTATCTGGTGTTATTATCATAACACACGCAGCATTTACATCAGGATAATTATACCTTAACTTACATTTATTTTTACAATACCCTTGAATAAGGGTATCTGTGATATTTGTTTGCTGATTTATAGGTATACCAGAACTCATATTAATATTATATATTATTAATATTATTATTTAATGTAAAAATTGAAATAAATGTTATTGTAGTATATTATAATATAATAACAGAATGGAACAAACAATTAATAGTCATCATTTCAACAATTTATATAATTGTAGGAAAAATTTGTTGGAAATCTTAGATAATACCGGGTATGATGCAACCGATTATCAATTATTTGATATGAATGAATTATATTCAATGATCCAAAATGAACAGATTGATTTTCACTTAAAAAAAAAAGACCAAACAAATAAATGTAAAAATGTCCAAGTTCACTTTTATGAAATGTTGGGAAAAACAACTAAAGCATTAAGAGATAAAAATGTGGATGAACTTATTGAACATTATTATTATATCCAAAATGTATTAACTGAAAACGACCGTCTAATTATTATTGTCAATGATGACCCAAATGATACTTTAATCCAATACTTAAAACAACAATGGGAAAAGAATAAGTTACTTGTAAATATTATTAGTTTGAAAAGACTACAGTTCAATATATTAAACCATCATATTGTACCACCCCACAGAATTTTATCGGATGAAGAAAAAGATGCTTTAATGGAACAATATAATATTCGTGAGATGAAACAAATGCCGGAAATTTCTAGGTTTGACCCAGTTTCACAAGCAATGGGTATTCGTCCGGATGATGTATGTGAAATAATAAGACCAAGTAAACATGTAATTCAAACAAAGTATTACCGGGCGTGTGTTAATTACTAATAAATGTAAATGTGATATAATTAATAAATATGATATATATTTATATTTTTATAATATATTGATATACGTAATGTCGGAGGGTAAATATTTATATTTTAAAGACGAATTCGAAATACTAGAAACTGAATTAAAAAGAACATTAGATGAAACATATGATTTTTTCAAAAAGTATGACGAAATAAACCCGGCAGACTCAACAATTAAAATAAAGAATGTAATGGATAAAATTTCAGAACTAAAAAAAAAAGAATATGAATTAAGAGATGAATTAAATAATCAACAATTTACTAGCGCTGAAGAAGCAATAAATGAACTTAATGGCGATAATATTAATATTGTTGATAATGCAAAATATAACCAAATATTAAAGGATAATACACATATGTTTAATCACCATACCAGTTATGGTATTATTCTGGTGTTGTCCATTTGTTCAATGGCATATTTATCCCAACATAAAATGATTGCGAATTAGTGTTCTTGTAATACTATAATACTATAATACTATAATACGATAATCGTATATTTTTATTATTATAGTATTATATTATGGAAAAAAAACCAGATTTAATAACATTGCAAGGTACTCAAGAAGATTTAGAACAAAGTGTAAGATATGAACACTCCCAGACTTACTCAATTGGTTTCGGTACAATCTTGTTAATTATTATATATTTTTATTTGAGTTCAATTGATAAATCAAGTGATAAAATTAAACAACAAACATTTGGATGTTTACTATTGATGATTATTTTACTAATGTTATTTTACACATTGAATTACAATTACAAATAAATTATACATACACAAATACACAAATACACAAATAAATATATTATATATTAATATATATAATATCTTGAAATTATATTATGCAATCTACTACACAATCAAGTATTGTACATAAAAGCACGCACGAGTTGATTTCCGACTATTTCAAAAATGTTTTTTCTGATGAAGAAGAGAATGAAATTAAAAAATTGGAGGATAACCTAACTAGTTTGGATGGGGCGAGATATGAATTACATAAACAAATGAATTATAATTATTTATATTCAATGTTTTTTATGATTTTATTAATTATGTTAATTTCATTATTATTTACTAGTTATTTTACTACAAGTCAAAACAGTAATAATATGGCACCGAATAATTCTAAAACTTCTAATATTTTGAATAGTTTGAACAAATAGTTTGAACAAGTGGATTATTTCAAGTATATATTAACATACATTTGTATCAAACATATCAAGAGCAATGCCATTATCTATAATAGTATTTTTAACACTCTCTTGTTGATTTTGATTTTGATTTTGATTTTGAATAACTTGTTTTAGAAATTTATTTTCTTCCTGTAATTTTACTATAACATCTTGCATTTGTGTACACTTATCTCTTGACACTTCGCATAAATTAACAATTTCTTGAATTGTTGCTTCTCGTTGCGAATTAGTATTAGTATTAGTATCTGTAATCATAATACGGACACCAATTTGTTGTTGTAATTCTTTTACTTTATTCTGGGCAACTTCAAATAAAGAAACAACTTCCCCCATAGTTGCTTCCCGTGTATTATTTGGATTATTTGGGTCTTGTATTTGTACACGTTTTCCTTGTATTTTCATTTGTTCCATTTGATGTTTCATCATTTCATCGCGTTTATTTTGTATTTCAATCGTTTGTTTTATTACATCCGGTTTATATTTAGGTTTGCCATATTCATATTCCTCTAATAGTTTGTCAATATCATTCATAAAAAAATTATATATATCTTGCTCTTTCACAAAACTATTAACGGGGTCATCAATATCTCTAGTAATTTTTGGGTTTCTATTCTCTAATAATTTACGCTTGTCAAATGTATTATGGTCATGACTAAAAACAAGAATGCAATGTCTTGGGTCTAATTGAACAAACGGTATGGTGTAATTTTTTAAAAATTCCTTTTCTTCCGCCAATGAAGCTTCTTCGTTATATCTGGTTTGGTCCAATAATTCACGTTTGAATGCAAATGTCCCAGCAGTTGCGTGGGTTGGACTATACGGCCCAAATTCTACTATTTTATTAATATGTTTGAAATACACGTGTATAATAGTTGAACCAGATGCCAATGCATTAGGGTTCGCGAGAAGTCTTTCAACTGCATGGGATATTCGGGTGGGTGGGTAATAATCGTCATCATCCATATATACTATAATTGAACCCCTTGATTTTTCGTGCATTAGGTTTCTTTTTTTTCCTAATGTCATTTTTGTATCATATTTGTAATATTTAATTTGTGGGATATTCGCTTTCTCTACTAAGTCTTCTATTTTATCAATACCATCGTCGATAATAATCCACTCAACTCTAGACATAGGATAATCTTGATGTTTAAAACATTTAAACATTGTTTCAATAAATGGACGTCTATTAAACGTTGGTGTGCAAACACTTACAAAAGGTAAATTTTGTGTACCATTTCCATTATTGTTCGTTTTATTATTATTATTTTTATTTTTTCTTTTTCCCATTGTTTTATAAATATAATAGATCATATTATATTTATTTGCTTTACGTATTTAATTAATAAATTAGTTTTTATTTCTTATTTCTTATTTCTTATTTCTTATTTCTTATTTCTTATTTCTTATTTTTGGTTTCGCTTATTTTTTCAGCCTCATCTTTAATTTCATTTGCAACATCAACTACATCATCTTTATATATAATTGCGTAATATAAACATACCCCAATTAATATAATGAGAGATAGTATTACTTGATAATCTACTAGAAATTCGATTACATATAATAGAACACTTAAAACGACATATGACGATGAATGTCTAAAAGTAATCCATATTGCCCACCCCAACGTTAATATATAAATAAACATGGACGCGATTGAACCTGCTGTTGATTTTGAATTTACAATAACCCGCGATTTTTTGCGTATTTTTTGTTCGTTTTCCACAGCAATGATAGGTGTAAGGTCAGAGTGTTTAACTTGGGTTTCTGTTCTATCTTCTTTACCTTCAGATTGAACAAATATGTCATAAACTAATTCGCCGTCTATTGTAGTTATATTGCGGATTGTACCAATGTAACTATTTGTACCAAGGGGGTTTGTATTTACCTTTACCTGTGCGTTTATCGTTAAATAAATATCTGGGTCTATTGACAACTCACTTGTATTTACCGTAAGTTTTGAACCACTATCAAATATAACTTTCGCATTTAATCCATCTGTTGCAATAACTGTCGCTTGTAGGTCGGATTTAGTGTCAAATGTATTTTTAGTGATTTTTGCAACTACTAAAAACCAGGCTAGTAATATAGTTTCCCATCTATAAGATATATTTCTCCATATAAATTCAAAACCACTATATGGTTTCATTTTTGGGTCATTCGGGAATATGAATTTGTCATTTAATATATAAGGAAATACCATAAAGAAAAATAAGGCACTTGCAAACATTGCAAATGTATTTAATATTGGTATACCAATAATACCTGATATAAATGCACAAACGGTAAAAAACATAATGAATGGATTATAAAATGCAAACATTCCGAAAAAGTTAGATGGCAATATTTCGGAACCTAATAATAATCCACCAAACAACGTGGTTGCTGGAGCAAACAGTAATGTTACCATTAATATAATCGGAACAAGAATAGGCAAAATCCAAAATGCAGCGATTGGGTCGGAGAAAAATGAAAAAATAGCGTTTAAATATTTTCGCCCGGATGAATATGAAAATGCTATTGTATTTGAAACCCATCTGGAAAATCTTACATATGTAAACGGTTCTTTAATCATTGCAAAATTATCACAAGATACCATATTTTTATAAGGAAACCCAAACTCCTTTAATGAGTTTCTTATATTTTCAAAAAATCCTTTTGTAAAGTCTTCTTCCGGACATTTATTCATAGTAAAACGGGGGGGTTTGAATGGAGGACCACTCATTTTTACACCCCCCAACCCTTGATTTACATTAACAGACATAGATAAATAACATATTGCACTCGCGTGAATAAAATAAATCATTAACGTGACTGTTGCGTAAGCAACCCTTGATATAAGTAATTCCATCTTTTTCGCATACCTTTCCGCAAATTCTTGAGCATTGTCATATACTTCATTTAGTTCAGTTCTAATATATTTTGCTTTATTTCGCACCCTTGCTGATGTTTGTATCGCTGTATTATCTAATTGGGTCAAAAATGATGTCTTTTCCTCCGTTTTTTTTACCTTATCTGGGTCTTCTAAAACTGTACCTTCTTGTATTTTATCAGACATAATTTTATGTATATATAATATATAATATATAATATAAAATTAATAATAAAATCAGCGAAAGAAAATATTTATTATATAATCATAATATATATATATTATGATTATGAATATGAGTCTTACAAAAACAAACTATATATTTTTATTTGGGTTATTTTGTGCATTATTTTTTTATATTACTACATCCAATGTTTTTGAAAATTTTGAAAATGATAGTGATGATAATATTGGGGATACTATGATAGACGATACAAGCCACCCATATATTAGAAACGACTACGATGAATTAGATAAACCATATCATAGCGAAATACATAACAATTTACTCTTCAATGAAGATGACAATATTAAGTACAAATATAGACATCCAACTAGTAGAACTACTGGAATGATGACGAAAACGGATGGGTATAACTAATTTTGGGTATGGTGGGGGTACAACTAATGGGTATAACTAACGGGCATACATAATTCCACAATTACCATTTGTTACTGTAATAATATTGTACTTTTCTTCAAATACTACTAGGTCATAATTATATGTATAAATATTCCAAGTTGGTTTATTTATACCTAACACATTACCATCTTCATCACATACTGTTAATACTTGCGCACTCGCATCTAGTGGGGGCGATATAGTAGTAAATTCAAATTCTATCTTATTAAATTTATTTAAATTAATCGCACCGTTAGGTTGATAATCCTTATTGTTTGTTGTAATACAAAAGTTATAATGATAAAGATTATCACAATCCGAAGTACCCTGTGATGAATTAAAAGGTTCAACAAATGAACATATTTCACTATCCATATTTTTTTCTCTATAATTACCATCAAATAAGATGCCAAAATCGGTTATTATTCTTTTTTTATTTTCTGCGTGATAATCCCCAGTTATCATTAATGATGACGTTGTATTATTTGGATTTACAGCTGGTCCAAACCCATTCTTATAAAAATTTTCAAAAAAAGTAAGGTAACCATTGTAACCATCATATTTATAACCATCTTCAATTGGGGGTATTACTATATTGTAAGGAGTCCAATTATACGCCCAGTTTGTGTAATTACTCCATTCATTTCTCAAGTTAACATCGCTTCTCTGAAAATAAAACATCCAGCTGGATATTAACCCGGTTGATTCCAATTCCAACCTCCGGGTACCCGTAATATTTCTAAAAACACGAGTATGGACATCCTTAAACAAATATTTATGTTCTGTATCAGCAAACATTTTCTGCTCCTCGTCTGATATAAATGCATATGTTGATAATATATGAACATCCGCATTCCATAGTACACGTTTATCTGTATAATCATCTGTTAGTAATTCGCGCGACGGGGGGGTGTTAATAAATCTGTAAAATTGCATATAATTATTTGTTTGGTCAGGTTGAACATATGGAAATAAATTTTCATTATCTTTTACATCACGTATCCGGTATAATTCGTATATCGGTCTTAATGTCACGTTAATATATAATTCCGCATATTGAAGCGCTACCAATGGGAATGCGATTTTACTTGAATTCATAAACCAAGTATTCAAAGGAATATATAATTTTCTTCCATCAATGGATGGATGAGCGCCCAATTCCGATGCAGTATAATATGAGTTTGGATAAGCGTTTACTCTACCATCCGAATTTGCAGGGTCATTTAAAGACGCTTCATGACCCGTCATTTTATCAAATAACTTTTGTTTCTTTTCGTCATAATCTCGTTTCACAATATTTTTAATATATGAACCGCTGAATTTTTGCAATGTCTGCCCCCCACACGTAACAGATATTTCTTTAATCATTTCACACCCAATATTATCTATCCATTTAAATTCATAACCGTTCCAAGTAGTATCCGCACCTTGGGGTGGATATATTGGGCTCCATATTGTAGGTAATGTAACCACTAGAAATGAATTCATCAATAAATCACCATATCTTGGCACTTTAAATTGAAAATGTGATTCTTCTGAGTATCTTAACGTCCGTAACCCTTCATAATCAATGCGGAATTTTTGCATTCCAAAATTAGTATATTTAGAATATTTCGCTTTAAAAAATGTTTTGGTTGGATTACCATTCAAAATTATATTTTCATTCCCATTTGCAACCAAGTTTAATAATCCACCAGCCATAAATGTATATATATTAATATTTTTATATTTTATTTATAAGATAACTATTATATATATATAAATTATACACTAAATTATATGACGAATATTATGAAAAAAAAATTTAATATCAATATTTTAACAGATTTTTTACAAAATATATCCACATACAATGACGAAAAAAAATGTTTCGTTTTTAACAATGAAAGTTATAAAAAAGGACAAATGAACAATTATGTTGATAATTTCATATTACAGGTAAAGGAATATTACATTAAATCAAAACAAATATATTTAGAAAGAGTTATGAATTATAAAAGATTTCTAACCATTATTAGACAAATATGCAATTCACAGAATATAATTATAGACATTAAAATTAACTATATTAAATCAACATATGAAATTATTTACTTCATATATTACGATACGACCCCAGATAATGTATTATGATTTACATATTTAGTTGAAATACTTTTTTGAATTTTTGACTTATTACATTCCTACCAGTAATAATATTTTCGGTTGATTCATTTGCAAACCACGCAAATGCATGTCTTTTCAAGATTTCCTCCGATGGAATATGTAAACCGTACATATCATTGTTTATATTAATTTCTGGTTGTTCACTAAATAAATCTTCCAACATTACAACCTTACTATCTGTTGTTTTTGTTCCTATATTTGTGCCATCTACAACATTCAGTTTTGTTTCAATCGCCAAATCATAACACATTTTTTCAAAATACCCACTGAAAGTATTTTCAGTGAAATTTGTATTGCTCATAGATTGAGTCCAATAATATATTAGTTCATCCATATATATATCATTCTTTTTACATCCAAAAAATAAATGGTTTGGGAGTAATGATATACTATTTGATAGATTACCCTTACTTAATGTTTCAATGGAAAACATTTTATCGGAATTCTCTTTGTATAGTTGCTTAAATGATTTGAAACATAATGTGGAGCAAGGAATGGTCATACCGCCGAAATAATATATTAACTTTAACATTCCTAGAATTCTGGGTTTACTCTTTTCGGGTTCGCCTATTCTTGTCATATCAATATTCCATTCTGGAATTAACTTACCATATGTATTATCATCAATTAAACAAATATGAAAATCTGTTGCATTATGCTCAATAATACTCTTAATTGTTAAATATATGTATGGTTGATTTATTTCATTATTTGTTCTTGAAAAAAAACTATCCCAGTTTCTCGCATTTTTTTCGAAAGGTAAATGAACCCATAATATGGGTTTGCTTACTTTTGATAATTGTGTTTCATCAATCAACACTTTTCTCATAAATGTACTTTGCTCATCATCGTAATCGTGCGTTTCTAATAATTGTCTATCTTTTTTTCTTGAATATAAAACACTTCCAACTATAATAATTAAGAATGCCCCTAATGATATATTCATTCTCTCCATATTTTTGTATATACTAACAATATACAAAAATATCACTTTAACTCTACTATTTTTTATTTTTGATTACCTAATAATTTTATTGACCCCCAAAACATTGCATTCTGTTCATTATTTTTTCGGTTTTGTTCTAATAAATCATAAGCTGCTCTATTGGAAATTTCATTGTCTGATTGTTCCCGCATTCTTAAAATATCAAATGACTGTTGTTCACTTAATGGTTTTGTATTTGCTTGCGTTCTGTCTATCTGTATTTCTTGTATGTTATTATATTTCTTTATATTTCTATAATCTTCTTCTGATACTGGTATTAATGTTTCTTGAAACGCTTGTTTCAAATCGTTATATTGAATACCTGAGTTACCCAATCCACTCGAATAATTATCTACTGATTTTGAATATAAATTAGATGAATTTATATTATGACCAACACTCTGCTCTATATCCATCTTTCGTACCATAGCGGTTGATTTTTGCTGTTGTTTTATATTATCTATATCATTTGTCATTTTCGCAAAATTTTCGTTACCTTTGTTACCGTTATTATATATGTTGTCATCACTTTTAAACCAATCCCCATAACCTTTTTCATTGTCACCTTTATCATAATGCTTTTCGAATAATCGGTTAAACCACGAATGAAATTCTTCTTTCTTATTCATAGTGTCAATTAAATGTTTGTGTTCATTGCAATCTTCATCGCTACCTAAATTCTGGTATTTTACATCACCATCATTTCGTTTTTCTTCCTTATTTCTAAAATCAAATATATAATATAACATTTTGTATGCCTTTGTATAAAAAAGAAAATATTCCTTGGGTAATTTTGATTTGTCTGGATGTGTCATTAAAACAACACGTTTTGCCTTTTTTAAATCACTGCTATTGAAATCATAATCCAATTTAAACAGTTCTAGTATCTCATTCAAATTATAATTTTCTATATTTAAATCTACTTTATCCATTCTGATTGTGTATTATAAATATAAATATAAATATATCATAAAAAAAATATTCATACTAAACTAAACTAAAGTAATGATTTACATATTTGAGTTAAAAAACTGGGTAATCATTTCTTTGTCTGTACCACTCACACTATCATCTGGAATATATGATTCATTCTCTTTGTTATAAAATAAAATTACGGGTACGCCTTGAACCATTCTTTTTGATTTTAACATAGCAAATAGGTCAATGCTTTCATCAATATCTATTTCTATATATGGAATATTCTTTTCGGTTAATTTGTCAAACCATTCTTTTACAAAAGGTGCGATTTCCTGACAAGGTTTGCACCACGTTGCTGTTAATTTCACAAAAATTGGGGTGTCTAACGATTTAATATGTTCAACGAACGATTGTCGATTAAACTTCATATATTTCATTTATACAATATACATTGAAATATTTTTATATACATATTAAAATATATTTGTATACATTAAAATCTTCATAGATGTATATACAAATAAATAATGGAACCATGTTCAAATTATTAACACAACCACCATACAAAATAAATCCCCAGTTATCTTCAATCAATTGGGAAACAGAATATAATTCAAAATTTGTTTCATTCAAAAGTAATACACCAATATCAAAGATACGTACCAAAAAGCAAATAAAAAAACCAGTTGGTCAATGTAAAATTACATTGGATTAACCCATTTACTTGTGTGTATTTGATAAATTTTTAAATCGTTCAAATGTATTATAATCAAAATAATGAGAATTACTTATAATGATTGCGTATATTGCAACAATCATTATATTTGGAGAAATTTCTTGGTTACAAAGAGAAATATATTCGTTATCTGATTTAATATTATTCATATATACATCTTTTCCAATCAAATATAAAAAACTAGATTTATCATTAATAATTCTAAGTAACATTTTATTAATTTCTTCTAAAAAATGATAATGTAAATTATCAAATGTGTCTAAACTTGTTGCTAAAAAATGATGATGTAAGAATTGTTGAATACGGGTATGATATTTATTTAACATTTTGAAATGACATATAACATTTTGATTAAATTTGGCCATCCAATACTGATTATAAATAATATCTTGCAATTCATTTGGTAAATTATTTATTTTTTGAATTATTGACATAATTATTACTAGAATAAACTGTTTAGATGTTATTTGGTGTGATAGAATAAACAATATAAAATAATTCACTCCAACCAGAGAAAATCAATAAAATATCTCAGAATCGAGTTAGGAACGTGGGTCGAAAAAAAAAAATGCACAGCTTTTTCTTGTGCATTTTTATTTTTAGGCCCGCCCATCTCTCTCCAAAAAAAATCAAAAAAACAGGTCA